AAACAGCGGGAAAACATCGGTTGCCGTAGCTGTGTCGTTGCTTAGAGCCGCACCACCCACAGATGCCCATGCAGTGCCGTTGTAGCCTTCAAACTCCGTTGTGGTGGTGTTAAAGCGGAGCATTCCACTTGCCGCAGTTGGCCGCTGACCAGTGGTTCCCTTGCTGATGATCAACGCACCCGTGGATGAAAATGTTGAGTCTAGGGTCGCTGTCAATGCGCCTGTCACGGCTACAGTACCAGTCACAGCTAACGCAGTTCCCGACCATGTAAGGTTGGCTGACGCGCCAAAGACACCACTGTTATTGAACTGGATCTGCGTGTTGGAGCCAGCTACAATACCAGTACCGCCAGCGCCAGCCAGCAGAGTGACCACTCCCGCATTACTTTTGTAATACAGCTTGCCGTCAACAGTATTGATGGCTAACTCGCCAGCGACAAGGTTAGCCGCCAATGGAACAGCCGCCGCAGTCGTACTGTAGTACAGCGAGATAGGGGTAAAATTAGTTGCGGCCATTTAGAACGTACCTCCAAAGATTCCAGTTGTAGCAGTCACTGTTGTGAATGCCCCGGTAGTCGGGGTGGTAGCCCCAACGGTACCATTGATATTAATTGATGCCGTGCCGGTCAGGTTCGTAACCGTACCACTGCTTGGTGTGCCTAATGCGCCATCAAACACTACTAAAGCACCAGCAGAGCCTACGTTGACCGCTAAAGCAGTCGCCACACCGGTGCCCAAGCCAGTAATGGAGCCAACCGCTGGAGTCACCGTGGTATTACCCGCAAGGGTTAACTGACCCTGTGCATTGACTGTGAACGTACCCACTTGAGTAGCAGAGCCGTAAGCAGCGGCGGATACTGCCGTGTTGGTAATGCTAAACTGCGTACCCGTAAGGGTTAGCCCAGTGCCAGCGGTGTAAGAACCTACGCCAGCAAATTGGACCCAAGTGATGGGAGTTGTACCTAAAGTACCACCAGCGTTTGAAGTACAGACCCAGCCTGTATCGGCGTACAGAGTTCCTTGCTCGATGAAGGCGAACGCACCCGGCACCTCTGCCCACGAGTCCATGTCGATCGCACGAACCCACACACCCGCCGCTACTAAATAAATCCCATTGTCCTGACTTAACGTTTGGTCTTTAACCAAGCATCTATCGCCAGCAATCAGTGCTACGCCATCAATGGTCTGCGTGCCCGACAGCGTAATATTCGTAGTAGTTGCTGCAACGCACGAAGCTTTAGGGTCCAACCCCTGGGCTACCGCATCTACATACTGCTTGGTCGTTAACTGCAATGCGGTGGTCGGGTCTTGAGTTACGGCAACCGATGTCAATCCACCCAAAGTCAGGCTGGAGCTACCCAAAGATATCGCGGTGGTTCCGACAGTTAGCGAGGAATTCGCGAGCTGCGCGTTGGTGATCGTTCCGGACAGGTCGGTGGTCGGAATGGTCGTCGAGGCAGTCATCGGGGATGTCCCGTTGCCGTAGACATACCCAGTAAGGGTCACCGCGCCCGTCCCGCCATTCGCAACGATCAAAGTACCCGCCAAAGTAACCGCACCGCTGGTCGGGGAAGTCGGAGTGAACCCCGTAGTACCCGCGCTGAATGTTGTTACACCCCCAGTGAGTGCGAACTGCCGCCAAATACCGCTCGAATACCCATCGAATGTATTTGTACTAGTATTAAACCGCATCTGACCATTCGCACCCACCGGCTGCTGGGCCGTAGTACCATTTGGAAGTGTTACAGCACCGGTTCCCGGGAAAGTCGCATCACTCGCCATCGCGATCGTGGGGTCTCCAGACCCATTTCCATTCGCTACGGTGATCTCGTTCGCCGTTCCATATATCTGTCGACCCGCTATAGTGGTTCCGTTGACCACCGCGAGCATTCCAGTACCCGAGGAATTGGCCAAAGCAAGTGCTAGACCACTTAAAGCGAACGTCGGATTACCCGCAATACCATCCCCATCGGTGATCGAGAGACCCGCACCGGAAGCCGTAAGAGTGCGGTTGACTATGGTAGTAGCCCCGGTCTTAACGAGAACCCCGGGAGATACTGTCTCTAGGCTCGCTGCGGCCCCGTTGAACTCCAGACGCAGGTAAGACTGCACTCCACCATCGGTCAGACCCAGTCCGGAACCAGTGGATAGGTATCGAGAGTTGGGCAATGTGGGTTCCTGGACCTTTGTCAGGAACGTCTGGTTCTGCGACGGTGACGCTGCAATCGCCGCAGTAGTCGTCCGTACTGTCTGCCCGTTCTGCACAATAGGTACAGATTCGGTCCCGGTAATTGTCCCGGCTGCTGGAAGCTGTGTGATGGTTAAGTTAGCCATTAGGGACTCAACGTTATGCTATCCAAATTACCATTGTTCTCGGGCGTCTGGGTATTTTGCTCGGGGGAGAGCACATAACCGCCGTATCCAGTGGCAATCAGATCGTTATCTTGAACAGCCACGGACACGTCCGGGCGCGGAAAGCGAATTGTAATGCGCTCAGTTGCCCTCGCTGGCAGTCGATATGGGTCTTTGTTGTCCGCGCACCCTTGGTCGCAAACCTGGAGACCTGGAACGTTGGGATCGGAACGCATCACTGAGTGCGCCCTTTTCATTTTGCAGCGATCGCATATCGCAATCGAGATCGTCGAATTGCCGATGGTGTCGAGGAAAATGCCCATACAGCCCCCTCTACGCCGTGTACACGCCAATTGCTGGCGCAAAGTAGATCGGGGACTTGTCGCGCTCTTCCTGCTCGGCAAGGTTTGTATACTCGTTAGCCTTCGCTTCCAAGTACTGGATGCGGTCGAGGGGTACATTGGGCATCTCCATCCCCATCCGATGCGAAAGCTGCATCAAAATCGCCTCGTACCACCGTTGCGGAATCTCGATCTCGTTGGTCAACGCCCCGATATCCATGACTTGGCGAGAATACCAGACGGTAAGCTGCACCAATGGATCGTTGGGAGTAGGCCAAAGCCACAATTGAGGCTGGGGGATCGTGCGGTTGAACCAGAACTGGAAGGGCTGGTTAGCGGTGAAATTCTTATTTGGCAGATTCGTGTAGTCATCGCGATTTAGACGCGACATCGAGATCTCGGTACTGTTGTTGCCCACGAAGAATTCGCGCAGCGCTAGCGTAGTACCGCCCGATGCTAGGATGCGGTAATACTCAACATTCTGGCCCGGGTTAATATCGTACCAGAGCCACTCGTTATCGGTGACCGTAGTCAGAGCAGCGCTCTCCAGATTCGACCAAGTAGTGCCATCCGTGCTGTACTGCAACGCGTAAGTCCAAACGGCGCTACCGCCACCGGAGACGTAGGGGAGGACGCCAATAGAACCCGCGTAGATGGGGTTGTCAGTACCGAAAGCAACAGCGATGTTACCATTCGCTGAGGTTTGCTGGCAGATTGTATCAACATCACCGTCGAACGCATTAGCGACATTCCCACCAGCCGACGAAGAATAAGCACCGCTTGGGCGGTCCAAAGTACGGTACAGCGCGTTGAGCACATCAATCGAGCCTTTGGGCAGCGAGTAGATGTAGTTGTTAGCCGTAACGCCGAACACCTTCTTGTCAATCGCCCAGTAATTGATGCCGATGTTGGACAGATTTGTGAGTAGAATAAATAGCGATTCACGGGCCGAAAGCTGCTGCTCCGAGGTCAATTCCTCGGCGAGTTTACCGCACCGACGAGCACCGTGGTCAATAAACGTTTGTACATTGAGGACTGTTTGGCCTACTGTGTTTGAATATGCCATCTTACCACCCTGGACAATTCCACCGTTGCATCGAAGCCCGTGATCGACTACCCTCCTCGGACTTTTTGGCTACCGGCCCCATCCTTGCGCAAAAAGAATCTTTCCGTGCACCACCCTGTGGTTGTGGTGGTTTTAGATCGGAGCCAGTTGCACGATTATACCGCGCCCGGCCCTTTGCAGTCAACCCAGCGCCTTTTTCGACAGGCAATTTCTCGCCTCGACCGACTGCCAGATTCACGTTCTTTTTGCTCATTTTACTTCGGCGGTTTTTGCCGACTGCTTAAAAGCTTGAGCCGTTGGCGCACCCCGGCTGCCCACTCGGCGCATTTTCTCGCCAGAGCCATCAGCGATTCTTTCGCGCTTTGCATTGATGTTGTCATAAAGTCCGCCCCCTTTGAATTTCTTGCCCTCATCGGCTTTGGCAAATTTCTTACCTACCTTTTGAGGAATGCCTACTTTTTTAGCAAAGGCGGGGTTATGAACCACAGCCTCCATTAAGCGGTGTTGGTCGGGTGATTTGCTCGGCATTATGCATACCCTTTAACCATCTCCAATATGCACCAATAGGTGTCACCCGAAGATGCGTCAGCCGTGCTAAATACGATGTCGCCAGTGACGCCAGTGCCGCCATTGTTGATAATGCCGCCGAAAGCGCTCATGTCGAGCGTCTGCGTTGCCCCGGGTGACGACAGAAAGAAGGGTACATCCGTTGTAGCGTCCCAAAACATTCTGACTTCCATGCCGTGATTGGCAATGTAGATTTTAGTGACTGTCACCCTATCGCACGCACCACCCGATGCGCTAGGAGTTAGCGCGGACACGTCTACCTTCAAAACCGCTGATTCACCAGTGCCATCACTGATGTTCGTGAATTTCATGATGACCGTACGCTCACCATCAATTAGCGTTTGGCTCGTAACTGCATCAGCCATATTTTATCTCCAATTAGAAGCAGGGGCCGAAGCCCCCACTTGGTTCAGCAAACGACGCCGCCTTTTCGGAAAGTTCCAGCGTTACGATTAGTAGAGATAGGCGAACTTGGCGTTTTTGCCCCCTGAGACATTGCTACGGCGTGGCCGCTGTCATTAACAGCTCCCCCCGTAGCGAAGTGCTTTTTTGCAGCACCGCCTTTTTTGTAGCCGCCAGCATTACCCATCTTCACATCACCGGTAGGTGCCGAGTTGTGATCAGGATGAGTGGTGCTTACTTTTGAAGTACCTTTGGTCGATTTGATGATGCCACCACTTTTGTACCCACCCTGGCCGTCCACTACACCCCCGGTCATATAAGCTGCGGGTTTGGTGCTCTTGGCAATACCGCCGGTCTTCAAGCCTTTATGCGCTCTAGACGCTGACTTGTTCTCGTGCGTTTCCAGCTCTTTGCCCACACCCTTGATAGCCTTCATCTCGGCTTTGTGCATCTTGGGTGTTTCCATCTCGCCACCTTTTTTCATAGCGGGACGAGCTGGCATCGGGGGCATAGCGGCTTTACCAGCCATGCCGGGTGCGCGACGAGCCATGCGCTTCGCAGCCATAGCACGGGCAGCGCCCGGAGCACCCATCGGGGGAGCCATAGGCATAGCGCCAGCCAAAGCTCCCATCACTCCACCATCCATCTTCTTGACGGACTTTTTATCGCCCATCTTTGGGAAGCCTTCCGCTTTCATTCGAGCGAAGGTGGCTGAACCGCCAGTCTTGAGTTTAAGCTCGACTGACGGCTCCGTGGTCATCATTTTGACCATTGGTTTAAATTGGCCCATGCTGTTCTCCTTTAGGCTTGTGTGACGCCAAGAGCGCCAATCTTTAT